ACCGTCGGTCGTCTTATATGATAAATTGTTTTTCTTTGAATAATTTGTAATAAACCATTCAAGGTTCCGTAGAGAAATACCACCAGTTTTATTTAGAATTTCTAAAAGTGTAGCTCTATTCTCGGGAATATTATAAAATGTATCGATCGATGTTAGTAGAATAGCTGATTTATTCATTATTACATTATTCCACGCAATTCTCTAAATCCCTTTCTTGATACTTCACACGCCGGACAACCCGGTTTAAATATACATTCTGTTAAATTATGTGTATGACGTATACCTTCATTATTTTTAGAAACCATTTCTATCGGACCTCTGAGTTGAGGTTGATCTATATGACTCCCACACATTCCATTAAGTTTAGCTCTTGCTATACACGGAGAACCATCCTTTTTAAAGCCTCTACAGAAATTTAATGGATTTGGGATTTCAGAAAGTAAAAGTTTTAAATTTATAGAATATTTATACGATATTTTTTCCATTACCTTTATAGTACGTCTATATACTTCTGTTTCCACTTCTTCATCCCAAAGTGTTTGTAATTTTCTGGATGTCATATTTTATATACGTCACTATTTTTTAAGTGATTTGAACATATCACTTATTTTCTGTTGCCCTTCAATTTCAGCCTCTACTTTTTTCTTTGGACGTCGTTTCGGTTTCACGCGTGTTATAAGTTCCCCAAATATCTCTTCTTTTGGATCTTCAAAGAGTGGTTCAATTAAATCACATACGGGGTTTAGAAACTTGTTTATAAAATAATAATTATAATCAACTTTTAAATTATTGTCTTTTGCATATTTTGGATCTTCCGACTTTTCAAATGCCTTTGCTTTAGGATCACCTGTATCGATAAGAATATAAGGTACGCGATCACCCGATTGTGGTTCGGAACCCGGTTGCCTTTCACGCATTTTTCGTACAACTTGAACATGAGCTTGATTAATATCCTTAATATCGGGACTATTAATAGAAACAGAGAATCCTTTTGCTTTATACGAATCCGATAAACCCTGACTCAAAATTAGTTTTTCGTTAGGTACATCACCTTCGATAAGTTCAATAGCCCTTTGTAAAGCGAGTGCTTTAGGTGGTCCAGTATCACTACTTTCTAAAACAACATCGAGAAGTTCTTTACACACTTCACGCATATGAGGTGTGTTATCTCTTCGTACTAATTGAAGTCCTTTGACGTCTATATAATCCATATTCATATTCCCATCTTTACCCTTCGTCCAAAGTTTTGCTGCGTACCGTTTCTTTGAATATAAGAAATACGGGCAATATACCTTTTCAAGTTCAAGGTTATTCGGTGCTTTGAAGAGTTTAGTACACTCTTCCGCGGCGCGTTCACCTATTTCCCAACTATATTCAATTGCTTCTTTTCCTGTCCGGTTTCCCACATCAAATTCAACCATGACAGAATCCGTGTCACCGTACCTTACCTTTGCACCCGGAAAATTCTTTTCTACATACGCTTTTGTTTCATCGATCATACTCCGACCTTTTAGAGTTACCGTCGACGCAATTTGTACACAAGGTAACATACCTTTTGATGCACCCGTAAATCCATATACAGAGTTCATAGACACTTTATACGCCAATTGTTTACCATTATACATTTCTTTTAGTGCACCGGTCGATTGCGCCATATCCTTTTTAGCTTGTTTACGAAACTGTTTTAATTCTAGAAGAATACTTGGTAAAAGACTAGGAACGTCTTGCGCAAACTTATAAAACCCAAACGTTTCGTATGTAATACCCGGTATATTTTCATATTTGGAATCCATAACCATCGATGAATAACATAAATTATGTGCCATCATAATTGATGGATATAGACCTTCGAAATCTAGTGCTGTTATTGGTGTATAATAGGCACCCTTCTGTGCGTCTAGAACGGTCGCACCTTCGTATCCTTCTGCAGAATATTGTCCCCATGATATAGTTGGAACCATAAACCCCATTTCACGCGCCTTTTTTGTTAACAAACTAAACACTTTGATTTGTTGTCCTCTTTCTACTAAATAACAGAGGGGAACCCACGTCGCTTTAGCCATCTCTAATAAATTAACAAGTATAGATAATTTTGATAACAAACGGTGAGGTAAAAGTGTATCCTTAATACAATATTCCGCGACCTCGCGCAACTTTACGGGGTCTTCTTCAACAAAACGCGCAAACATTTCTTTCGGTGGCATATCAATTTTATTATCACCAAGGTACAGTTTCGAAACAGTATCGAGTTTATACGAATCAAGTTTATACCCTTTTTTAACTTCGTGAAATAGATCGAAAATAAACCGACCAGGCATGGGTAAAATCTTAAGATCGTTATCACCAAGTGCACTCGACGATAACTTCTTATATATAAGTTCGCATGAATGGTTTTTCATTTTACTCATTTCATAAAAAGATGAATCACAATTTGTCATGACCGCACGTTTCATTATATATTCTAAATCAAAACCGAATATGTTCCAACCTGTTATGATATCAATATCTTTTTCCATAAGGTAGTCCTTAAATGCCATAAGCATTTCACGTTCCGTATCATAACTCTTAATTATACACCCATCTAGGTTCGAATCTGTTTTTTTATAACAAAAACACGTTTTATCGTACGGTACGTCAGAACCAAAATGTGTAAGTGATACAGCAATCTGGAAACATGCATCACCTTTTACGTCTGCATCAGGAAACTTACCCGTTGAACTATTACACTCAATATCCACAGACGCGACTACAAAAGGTGCAGTCTCTTGAATATCAACCGGTTTAAGTGTTTTCCAGTCGTTACAGAATAGGTCTATATTAACACGTGCTAAGTGTGAACGTACACACGCGTCTCCTGAATCCATCCACCCGGTCGATTGAATATTAGTTCGGTGCATTAATCTCAGAACAGGATCCAGATTTGATTCATATACTTTATATTTCACGGATTCATCGGGTAATGTACGTTTTAATCTCCCATTTACCATACGTCGCGCCGCCAAGTTCTTAAAATTTAATTGCATGAAAATAAATTTTTCATTATTTTGAAACCCCCAAACATCTTTAGATTGAACGATATCATAACTTATCAAACATTCAGGGCACGTTTTATCAATCTTTGTATATAAGTTACGAACGTCCAACTGTGATGTTTTCTTCGGGAGTTTCAGGAAAAAGTACGGTGTAAAACTGGTCGTAACACATACAGACTTACCTTCCTTCGTTTTACCAAAAATACTAATCAAGTGTTCGTCCTCCGTGTCTTGTGTTTCCCAGGTCAATACTTGGAACACGACCATTTTATCTTATTACGTTAACGCCTGATTTTTTTAATATAGTATAGTAGTAAATATGTCAGCTGCTTTGATCGATCTCGTCTCAGTCGGTGCCCAGGATGTCTATATCACGGGCGATCCTCAAGTCTCTTTTTTTAGACAAAATTATAAACGTCACACAAACTTCGCCATTAAACCCGAACGTATGGATTACATCGGAACGTTTGGTGCGAGTAACGAAGTTGTTATTCCAATTAGATCCAAGGGGGATCTCTTAAGTTATGTATGGATTGAAAATGCCAATATTAATCTTAAAAATGATAACGCCGCAAGTTTGTTCAGTTCAGCGACTGCACCAACCGAATTTTCTTTGTATGTCGGTGGCCAGGAAGTATGTAAAATGGATTCTCTCTTTGTTGCGGGTGTCCATAATGTTCTTTACAATGAATCCCAGGCTAAAGCAACGTGTGCAACAACCTCATATGACAATGGTGAAAATGCCAGTTCCGGAAGTTACGTCATTCCATTCTTTTTCAGTGAAGACTGGACCAAATCCCTCCCACTCGTCGGTCTTCAATACCACGAAGTTGAAATTAGAATCAAGTTACACTCCGCATTCTCTACGGGTTCTACACCAAAGGTGTATGGATCTTATGTATACCTTGACACAGAAGAACGTGATTTTTTCGCAAATAACGAACACGAACTCCTCATTACACAAACACAATTCCAGCCAATGTCTGCTTCCGATACGTCGATTGATTTAACATACTTTAACCATCCAGTTAAGGCTGTACACATTGCATGTGCCGAAGACCACGCTACAAAGTACTCGTTCACGGACGCATCTTTGTACATTAACGGTACCACTCTTTTCGAAAACATGACGTATGAGTATTACAATAAAGTTGTACCATCGAGACACTGTTCAATTCTTTCATCAACTCTTGATAACGAACCAGTAACAACATGGCCATTCTGTCTTACGATGAACAAATCACAACCAACTGGATCTTTGAACTTTTCAAGAATTGACAACGCTAAAATTACAATTAATGGACCAGAATCGGGTGATACTCCAGCAGCTCTTAGAGCGTATGCGGTCAACTATAACATTCTCAGGATTAAGAATGGTATGGGTGGTGTCGCATTTGGTAACTAAATTAGTTCTTACCCGAAGATCCAAAACCTCGTTCACCACGTTTTGTTTCTTTTAATTCATCAACTTCCTCAATAAGTGGTGTTTCACACTTTTCCAAAATGAGTTGGGCGATTCTATCGCCTTGTTTAATTTCGAACGGTTCACTCCCATGATTAAACAAGATAACCTTCAATTCACCCGTATAATCCGGATCAATAACACCGGCACCCGTTTGAATACCGTGTTTTACACTTAAACCTGATCTGGGTGCAATACGACCATACACACCTTGTGGGATCGTTGCACAAATACCCGTACTTACAATACCACGTTCACATGCATTGATCGTCATATTTTCCATGCTATACAAATCGTACCCGACAGATCCAGGCGATGCGCGTGTCGGTAAAGTTGCTTCGAGAGTTAATCGTTTAATTCTAAGTGTTTCCATGTTTTTTATTATTCTAAGAGTTGTTTCTTTAAAACCATTTAAAATAGTGTAACGTATAATTAGAAATGAGTCTTAAGATTATTATGGGAAATATGTTTTCAGGAAAAACGTCCGAACTTATCCGACGTTTAAAACGGTACAAAGTTATAGGTAAACGTATCCTCGTTATAAACTCGAAAAAGGATACACGCGCTTCCGAAGACGTTTTACGTACCCATGATAATGTTCGTTTCGATTGTATAAAAACAAATAGTCTCGATGAAGTTGATTTTTCAAATGCAGACGTTATAGCCATAGACGAAGCTCAGTTTTTTACGGGTCTTAAAACGTTTGTTGAAAAGGTTCTCGATTCGGGTAAAACGATTTTACTCGCGGGTCTCGATGGCGATTATAAACAGAGAAAGTTTGGTGAACTCATAGACTGTGTACCTCTCGCCGATAAAGTGTTTAAGATATCGGCGATGTGTATGGAGTGTATGGACGGTACACACGGACCCTTTACAAAACGTATCGTACAAAATGATGAACTCGAACTTGTTGGTGATCACGACATGTATAAAGCGGTGTGTCGAAAACATTTATAAGGAACAATGCATTTAAAAGAATTAAAAAATTACGTTCATATTTTACAAAAGGAAGTAAATTTACTACCAGAAACTTTCATACGAGACGATCCTCGTAAAGAAGGTGAATGGGTTGGTTCCGAATATCTAAAACAGGTTATGATGTTATACACAGACGGTAAATGTGGATGGTTGAAAGGTGGACAAGATCATGTTCAGGAATCATGGGTAAGTTGGCCACTCATATGGGGTGGTAATTTCATTACGAGTAATTGTAATTTATGTCCAGAAACAACAAAACTCTTATCTTCGATCGATGGTATACATGTAGCTGGGTTTTCATTAATGAAAGGGGGTGTAAAACTCAAAGAACACGTTGATTATGTAGGTGATGATTATATATTTACATATCATTTAGGTATTAAATGTCCAAAAAACTGTATACTTCATCATATAGAACTAGGTGAGGTTACAGAAGAAAATGGTAAACATATAATCATGAATGCTCGTAAAAAACACTGGGCTGAAAATCAATCGGACGAGGATAGAATTATTTTATATATGGAAATTTATAAAACCGATTAATATCTAAAATAAGAACAACACGCGTTTGTTCATCAGTTTTATCAACACTATGGTACCGTGCGTGATCAAAAAGAACATCTTCACCGGGTTTATGTTGATGAATATCAAACTCCGTGGTAAGATTACTCGTTCCTTCGAGTGTTAGGTGGTACCGTAACTGTAAATTACTCTCGGCCCGGTGTGCTGGTATAGACATTGGTCCTTCCATGACCGCAATCATGGCATGATCAACACACGGTACAGTTTTTAAAAATGTGTATAACTTTGGGAAATCGTGTATTTTATAGTAATAATAATTTTGATTATATTCAAACCATGGATCGAGGTCATGGAAATAATATTTTTGTTTATTTTTACATAAGGTATCGTATTCATTTTTTATATCGAAAAAGTGTTTCTGTACCCTCCATAAACCCGTGAAATCGTCGACTGAGTAATGTGGTTTATAAAAAAATAAGTCTACGAGTGAGTTTCGTATACCAACGAGTGGACGTAAAGGTGTTTGGAAATACAATCTATCTATAGGGTTTTTACAATAATCGTTTAGTAATAGTATAAGTGGTATCATAAGAAACCACATTTTTTTTGTTTACCTATAATAAATGCCAGGATATCCTAAACTCGAAAAATACGCACCAGAACAAAACGATAAAATCGATACGTTAGAAAAAAGGTTTCTTGGTTTGACCAATGTTCAAATAGGATTATTTAGTTTACCAGCCTTTATTGCTCTTTCCTCGGTTGTATTAATCGTTCTTAACAAAAAGGCCAGATATAACCCAGCCGTTCTCGTTTCTTTGATCATAAGTTTAATACACTTGTATCACCACTACACACTCGCTAAATTACAAAATAAATAATTTTATCCAGTAATTATATATGCGCGTTCGTTTAAAAAAAAGTCCGCGTTTTGATAAAAAGTTTAGAGTTACTTTTGAAAATGGGAAAATAGTTGATTTTGGGGCGAGAGGGTACTCAGACTATACGATACACAAAAACCCTTTACGTATGCGTTCATACGTAACGCGACACGGTGGGTTTGTTCCTCATATGGTACAAAAACAAACCGACCCTAAACTGGTTCATAAAAATATGCTCGATGTGACTCGAAGTGATAAAGAAAACTGGACAAAAACAGGTTTTTTTACCGCAGGATTTTGGTCGAGATGGCTTTTATGGAGTCATCCAGAATTTGAAGGTGCGAAAAAGATTATATCTAAGAAGTTTGATTTATCTTTTCTCTAAGACCACGACGTTTAAGGTTTGCTTTTAACGCGGTCATCAAATTTACGCGTGGGTCTCTTCTAGTTGGGACTGGTGGTGGAGGTGGAACAGATGGCGCACGTGGGACGGGTGGTGTGCGTGAAACTCGACGAACACGTGGAACATTTGGTTCCACGGTTCGTAAAAGTGATTTACACGTTCGTATAAGTTTTTTTGAATTTCGAACTCGAATTTCCAAAGCTGGTTGTCGCCGTCTTTGAATTTTCATTTTAAGTTCCTTTTCATTCAGGGGGACACGTTTGCCTTTTATTTTTTTAGTTACGCGAAGACCGAGACGTTTTGCTTCATTTTTTAACAAATCTATCTTCATTTATATTAACCAATATAATTTTATTTACTTAATATAAATGTCTAATTGCGCACCGGGTAATTTAGCTTCAACTTTATCTTGTTGTTTATGCTGTTTTTTCTTAGTATACAGGCCATCTTCCACCATGCTTAAAATGTTACCAACAAAACCACCTCATTTAGTATTGGCGTGTCTTCTCGCGTGTTGCTGCATGAGTTCACAAACAGCGACTTTAGGTAGTTGCGCGTACAATGCCGTAGTTCCAGAAAAGAAAGAAGAATAATTAGAAAAAATTGTCCGTTCTATACAATTTCGCCTGAAATGAACCCGTTTGTCCTAAAACCGAAACAGATTCATTTCCATAAAGTTCGCGACACCCAATATCGTCCATACAATCGCGATTATCAATTGTTACTGGGAGTGGATACACTTGATCACCTGGTGTTGTCGTGTAATAATGATATTGATCGCGTCTTCCCCTAACTTCTTTGCCGTATAAAGGTAATGTTTCTTCATCTGCGCCGATAAGAACCCCCATTTGTTGGACGTACCCAGGTTTATACTCTTTGATTGGTGGGTTTCTAAATTCCCTTTCAACTGGTATCTGAACTGGCACTTCTACTGGGACACCCACGGGTACACCAACTCTTTTTTTAATGACAATAGGGTTACGTACTTGGTACACAATTACAGCAATGAGTACCATTAACGCAATAAATAATAGTTTTTGTTGCGTTTTGTTTTTGATCTTCATTTATGTATACCAACATTATTTAACAAACCGTTTTCTAAGTTCATAAAGAGGTTCTAAATCAATTCTATTGAGTCTGTACTGAACAAGTAGCCATAGAAAAAATAAAATAGATTTTAAGAAATTGTTTGCCTCTGTATCGTCCATTTTATATATTGGACCCATAATACGTCCAAAGAATGTTTCATCTTTACTGTTCCCTGTTACGGCCATTTCCATCTGGGTCAATGCACACGTATCGTCATTGACCGACCAATGGAAAAATATGAATGGGACGAGAAGTGAGTAAAATTCGAGGTTTTGTTTATTCTTCATGAATGGTACAACCAACATGGTTATGAAAAAGAGTAAGTGAATGAAAAATATAATGTTCATATCTATTAGTATGAACGAAGAAAAGAAACTTCCAAAAATATGGCACCCACAACAGGAGAAAATACTAAAGGCCTGGGGTGAAGCCGCGGCGTGTTATAGGTACATGCACTACCAGGCATATTGTTCATTTAAAAATTTGAGTATGAAATTTACTATACCACTCATAATTGTAAGTACAGTTACAGGTACTGCTAACTTTGCACAAGAAACCTTCCCACCTTCCGTACAACCATTTGTACCTTCAGCTATTGGTGGTCTAAATTTAATCACCGCCATTGCGACGACTATTATGCAGTTTCTTAAAATTAATGAACTTATGGAAGGTCACCGCGTTGCGTCCGTCCAATACGGTAAAATTTCACGAACAATTCGTCTTGAACTCACACTCCCACTTTCGGAAAGAACATTAAACGGTACAAATATGATTGAAAATATGCGTGCCGAATATGATAGACTTATTGAACAATCACCGAACGTACCCAAACAAATGATAGATGCATTTGAACGTGAGTTTCCAGATGATAATGCATTCTTCAAACCCGAAATTATGCATATACAGCCCATCATGCCTTTCAAAGCCATACAGGAAAACAAAGTTATGACAAAGTTAAAAGATGCCGTAGGAGGTGTTGCAAAACGAGAACTTAAACAGGAACTTGACGAGATACGTGGAGTAAAAAAAGCTGTTAAAGCCGATATAGAACGTGTACAAGAACGTAAGAATGAAATATCCGATTTAAAAGATAAGGGACTCGTAAGTTTGAAAGGTGATCTTATGAAAGAATTGCGTAGACGTACAGAACTCATGGAAGTTGTTACAGAATCACCGAAAGACGATTCACAAGATACGCCACCATAATAAATAGCGTAAAGTTAAAGACTGTAATGCACATCAAGTAAGGAAACAGTTTCCTTTTTAAAGGATCTATCACTCTCGTTTGAAGTGTATTATTTTCCATAATAATATCTAACGCCTGAGTAGCGAGATCCGCATCTTCAGTATCATTCGACATGAATGCCTTTGTTACAATACATAAACAAAAAAAGGTTGATCGTATTTCGCTCCATGACCGCGAAATAAAGGAAATTAAGTCTCTGTTAGAAGGCGGTAAGAATATATTTTTGTGTGGTGCGGCTGGTGTCGGAAAAACATTCGTTCTTAATAAAATTCTCGATGAGACAAATAGTATAGAAATATACGATGAAGTCTTACGTAAAAAAGATATATTCCTGGGTACGATAAAAAATTCAAATATGTATGCCTATATAGACGATTACGAATCCGATACAGCATATAAAAGTATAGTGGAAACCATATGTGAAGGTGGTCGTGTTACAAAAAAACCATTAATTGTTACGTCTAAAAATGTACACATGTTACCTAATTTTAAACTTGTATTCCTACCGAAACGTAAACCTGAAACTATTCAGTGGTTAAATAAAAATCATCCACGTTCAAAAATAGCGTCAGAAAAGTGTAAAGGAAATATAGGAAACTATTTTAATTACCTTGAATATAGCGACGAAAAGGATATTTTTAAATCATCAAAAGACATTATCGAAGATTTCTTTTGTAAACCGGGTACCGTAGATATAGAAGAAACGATACACGAACACGGTCATATTTGGGGTGCCGTACACGAAAATTATCTTGGGGCTAACCCGGAACACCCCGACAAAATCATGAATGCATTAATAAATGCAGATACGTTCGATACAGAACTGTATAAGGGTGAATGGGATTTCATGCCTTATTTTGTTTTGTACGCCATGAAAATACCAAAAATATATACGGGTAACACATTAATTGAACCCGATACAATACGACCGGGGAGTGCGTGGACAAAATATGGGAACCAGAAAATGCGTGAACAGAAGATTCGAAGTATACAGTCTCGTTCACAAACAAAAATGAACCATCACGAATTCATGCTTTTACGTGAGTATGCACAAAATGGTGACATCTCGAAGTTTAAAGAGTATAACTTATCACCCCAAGATTTTGATGTTATGAACCATCTTGGTTTACAGAACAAACTAAAACAACGAGAGGTTACTAAAATCAAAAAAATGATTAAAGAAGATAGTCTAAATTAACTAAAATGAATACAACTACCCCAGCTTCAGAAGAGGAAGAATATAAAGTGTCTCGGGTCGTTGGTAACGAAATTTTCTATTATGGAGAAATTACCGATGTAGATATTCTCGAGTTCATTGAAGATTTTAAGAAACTTGAAATTGATCTTCTTAAAAAGAAAGCAGAACTCATAGGGTATGAACCTATTATGTACCTTCACGTGTGTAGCGAAGGTGGTGATTTATTCGCGGGGTTAAGTGCTATGAACATTATAGAAAAATCACGTGTTAAAGTTGTTACTATAGCACAAGGTGTATGTTGTTCCGCGGCAACCTTTCTCCTTTTGGGTGGTCACGAACGTCGTATAGGTAAGAATGCACACGTTTTGATACACCAAATATCCACAAACGGGTTCTGGGGAAAATATGAAGAACTCAAGGATGAAATGAAATCGTGTGATAAACTCATGGATATGGTTACAAAAACGTATAAGGAAAAAACAACTATACCCCAAAAACAGTTTAAGAAAATTATGAAACGTGATGTGTATTTAGATCCACAAGAGTGTATCAAGTATAATGTCGTTCATTCGATTGATTAGATCCCGACTACAGACTTTTCAGACCCCTTCGGGGTCTGGGTCTGGGGGTCGTATCACTTTCACAGATCCCTACGGGTCTGGGGGTCGTATCACTTTCACAGATCCCTTCGGGATCTGGTGTCCACGTGTCTCTTATATAAACCGATAATGGTTGCTAGTATAAGAAATATACATAGAGTATTTGCATTTATAGGAATAACCGTGTTTTCCGGAGGCCTAAGTCGTTCCATTCGTTTATAATCTACAACTGGAATCATATCTACTACTATAATGGAAACAATTTTTAAAACG